AGGGTCGAAGATCGGTTAAAAAAGATCGATACTGAAATAGATGATATTTGGTCAGGTATGGACTACCTATCAAACCCGCTAAACTAGGAATGGCTGAAGAATAATGGCTCAGACTGACGCGAACAAAGCCCTAAAGAAGATTGATATACATGAAGCAGAATGCGCTTTGAGGTACGATTCAATCAAAGAACGGTTAGACTCCGGGTCACAACGTTTTGACAAGTTAGAGAAGATGATCTGGGGTATCTACCCTGTCATGATTGCTTCTTTAATTGCTATTGTTGGGTTGGTGGTGACGAAATGAAATTTAGCGCGATCAAAGGCTTGATCGGTACGCTTGCACCTACTATTGGGAAGGCGCTCGGCGGGCCTTTAGGTGGTGCTGCTGCTCAAACAATAGCCGCAGTTTTAGGTTGTAAGGCTGATGAAAAAAGTATTGAGAAGGCTGTCCAAGCGGCGACCCCCGAGCAACTTGCAGAAATTAAAAAAGCGGAATTTAATTTTCAGGCGCGGATGAAGGAGTTAGATGTAGATGTTTTTAAACTTGAAACAGATGATATCCAGAATGCGCGAATGGCTTTTAAAGGGGACTGGACGCCAAAGTTTATTGCGGTTGCTTGCGTTTTGTTCTTCGGTGCCTACATTGCTTTGGTTACGATACAAGATTCCGCTGATACAGATAGCGGCGTTGTTAATCTTGTTCTCGGTTATCTTGGCGGTATTGTCAGCAGTATCATATCTTTTTATTACGGGGCTTCCCATAAGCATGTCGAATGATAACTAGCGAAGAAGGTATATCCTTAATTAAAAAATTTGAGGGCTGTGAGCTTGAGGCTTATGAGTGCTCTGCAGACGTGTGGACGATTGGTTATGGTCATACTTACAAAGTTAAAGAAGGCGACACTTGCAGCCAAGCAGATGCTGATAGAATGCTTGCGGAAGATTTGGAAGAGTTTGAAGGATACGTTCAAGAAGCAGTAGACGTTCCTCTGCGTCAAAATGAATTTGACGCATTGGTTGCATGGGCTTATAACTTGGGTCCGGGTAATCTTAGGTCGTCAACAATGCTGAAACGGTTAAACGACAGTTGTTTTGAAGAAGTACCATCTGAAATGCGCCGATGGAACAAGGCTGGTGGCAAGGTTGTCAACGGGCTAGTCCGCAGAAGAGAGGCTGAGGCGCTGTTATTCAAAAACGAAGATTGGGGTCATGTCTGAGCTTGCACTAAAAGACTTCGACATTTTATCTGATGCGGAAAAAGCAGAAGCTCTTGCTCTGCTTAAAAAATACGACCAGCTTGAAAAGCAAGACGAATGCCAAGGTGACTTCATAAACTTTGTGAAGCATATGTGGCCAGAGTTTGTTGAGGGTCGGCACCACAAGATAATTGGCGAAAAGTTCAACCGAATTGCTCAAGGTAAGTTGAAGCGATTGATTGTGTGCTTGCCGCCTCGTCACACCAAATCTGAATTTGCCAGCACCTATTTCCCAGCTTGGATGATGGGTCGGCGTGGTGATTTAAAAATTATTCAAACAACTCACACCGCCGAGCTTGCTGTCCGGTTCGGTCGTCGCGTCAGAAACATTATTGACTCCGAAGAATATCAAGAGGTTTTTCCCAAGCTGAAGCTGCAATCAGATAACAAGTCAGCAGGCAGATGGACGACTAACGAGGGTGGTGAATCTTTTTACTCAGGTGTCGGCGGCGCGATCACAGGCCGTGGTGCTGATTTGTTGATTATCGATGACCCGGTTTCTGAGCAAGACGCTCTTTCTTCAACCGCAATGGATTCGGTTTACGAGTGGTATACGTCCGGTCCTCGCCAGCGCTTGCAGCCCGGTGGAATTATCGTGATCGTTATGACTCGATGGTCAACTAAAGATCTGGTTGGCAAGGTCATCAAAAAGCAGGGTGACGATCATGCGGATCAGTGGGAAATGATCGAGTTCCCAGCAATTATGCCGGAGACAGATGAGCCTCTTTGGCCGGAGTATTGGAAGAAGGAGGAGCTTTTAAGTGTAAAAGCGTCTCTCCCTATTGCTAAGTGGAACAGTCAGTGGCTTCAGAATCCGACAGCCGAATCAGGGTCAATCGTTAAGCGTGAATGGTGGGAGGTCTGGGATAAGGACTATGTACCGGCCTATTCTTACGTCATACAGTCCTATGACACGGCGTTCTCAAAGAAAGAAACTGCCGACTACTCTGCCATTACAACTTGGGGGGTTTTTACCCCAGAGATTGACGGGCCTGACTGCATAATTTTGCTCGATGCCAAGCGGTTCCGTGTCGATTTCCCCGAGCTTAAAAAGATTGCTATGGACGAATACAAATACTGGGAGCCAGACTGTGTTCTAGTTGAAGCAAAGGCTTCTGGCACGCCATTGACCCAAGAGTTAAGGCGTATGGGCATTCCTGTCACAGCCTATACACCAAGCCGGGGTCAGGATAAGATTGCACGAATGAACAGTGTCGCGCCTCTTTTTGAATCAGCTATGGTTTGGGCACCAGACGACAGTTTTGCCGAAGAAGTTATCGAAGAAATGGCAAGCTTTCCATACGGCGACCATGACGATTTTTGTGATAGTGCTACAATGGCGCTTATGAGATTTAGGCAGGGCGGTTTTATCGCTCTTGAAAATGATTACCAAGACGAGGCTAAATTCTTGCCTCGAAATAGACAGGTATACTACTGATGGCTATTGATAAATTACTTGGCACAGAAGAAGATCCAGATGTCATCCCATTGTCTCGGGAGATGTCGGTAACGCCAGAACCTAGCCGAGAAGATATGATCAGAGATGCTGCCCAGATTTTGGTAGCTGAAGAAGATATTCTAATTGACGATGAGATCGACGCGGCTCCAGAAGCAATTCAGGTCCCTTTTGACTCAAACTTGGTCGATTTTCTTGACAAATCAGACCTTGGAAAACTTGCGAGCGATGTCTTGGAGTCTATTGATTCGGACAAAGAAAGCCGTTCCGAGTGGGAGAAGACTTATGTTGAAGGGTTGAAGTACCTTGGCATGAAATTTGACGAGACTAGATCTCAACCGTTCCAAGGCTCTTCTGGCGTAATTCACCCCATCCTTGCTGAAAGTGTGACCCAGTTTCAGGCGCAGGCTTATAAAGAGCTTTTGCCAGCTCAGGGTCCGGTCAAGACTGAAATAGTTGGCGCTCGCACGCCAGAGATTGAAATGCAGTCTCAAAGGGTCGCCAACTTCATGAATTTTTACATCATGAATGTGATGCAGGAATATGACCCAGAGCTGGACATGCTTTTGTTTTACCTGCCGATTGCAGGGTCTGCGTTCAAGAAGGTTTACTACGACCAGTCTATGAGCCGAGCGGTTTCAAAGTTTATTGCCCCAGAAGATTTGATCGTTCCTTATGAAGCTTCTGACATTCTCTCTGCCGAGCGGGTTACGCACGTCATTAGGATGAGCAAAAACGAAATTCGCAAGCAGCAGCTAAGCGGTTTTTACGCAGATATCGAGCTGAAAGGCGATGCTTATACTGTTAATCGTAGCGACATCGAAGAAGAGATTGACGAGATTGAGGGTCAGTCCCCAAGCTATTCTGAGAACCGAGATAGGACTGTTTACGAGGTTCATACCATACTGGACCTCCCCGGCTACGAAGACGTTGACGCTGAGGGCAAGGAAACAGGCTTAAAACTGCCGTATATCGTGACAATTGACGAGCAATCTCAGCAAGTCTTGTCGATCCGAAGAAACTACACAGAACAAGACGTTACTAAGCAGAAAATCAACTACTTCGTTCAGTACAAGTTCCTTCCCGGCCTTGGTTTCTACGGTTTAGGCTTGAGCCACATGATTGGCGGTCTTGCGAAGGCTTCAACGTCTATTCTTCGGCAGTTAATTGACGCTGGTACGATTGCAAACTTGCCTTCTGGGTTTAAGGCCAGAGGAATGCGGATTCGAGATGAAGACGAGCCTCTTCAGCCCGGAGAATTTCGAGATATCGACACCACTGGCGGTTCTCTCAAGGAAAATTTGATCCCGTTGCCTGTCAAGGAGCCTTCAAACGTCTTGATGCAGCTTTTGGGTATGTTGATTGACTCTGGCAAGCGTTTTGCCAGCATTGCAGACACTAATGTTGGTGACGTAAATCAAGCAATGCCGGTCGGAACAACGGTCGCTTTATTGGAACGTGGAACCAAGGTGATGAGCGCGATACATAAGCGTTTACATTACGCCCAAAGGATTGAGTTTCAGCTTCTGGCCAAAGTATTTTCTGAATACCTGCCTCCAATGTACCCTTATCAGGCTCAAGGTGGCTCTCAGGAGGTCAAGCAGACTGACTTTGACGGACGTGTCGATGTTATCCCTGTATCAGATCCTAACATTTTTAGCCAGTCTCAAAGAATCACAATGGCTCAAGAGCTAATGCAGCTCGTAAAGTCGAACCCTGAGATTCACGGACCTAAAGGCACTTATGAGGCTTATCGCAGGATGTATTCTGCGTTAGGGATCGACAATGTTGACAGCCTTCTGCAGCCGCCCCCACCACCACCACCACCCCCTGCTCCGATTGATGCAGGAATTGAGA